TTATTTTCCATCCGCTTCTACCTCCCCTCTAATCCAGTCTCCTGTTTTCAGATCAATAAATTGATCCAGTTTAATTTTTCCTTCAAAATCAGCGCCATACTCACCGGCACGAGTCTGGTCATCAAACTTGAAGCTGTTGTTATAGTATCTACCGGTCTTGGTTTTCCGAATCAGGTCATTGTCCATCATGAACTGAATCACGCGCTTATGATTCTCTATGTCATCACCATTCAAGTAAAAGCAAATCACTCCCGTCGGAGCAAGCTGCACTTCCATGTCGGTACACTTGCACTCATAGCATACGTGCTCCGCAATGGCCTTCTCGCATATCCGCTGTGCAAAGAACTGATCTTCAAAAAAGTACATCCACTTGCCGCATTTGTGCTTTTCGAGCTTGGCCTCTTCACCGGAAAGATACCAGTACCATCCGCCTTGTCTGATCATATAGCTGGCACCTCCTTCTTTCCCGTGACGTATTCGTAAATCAGGGATTTCTTATATTCATCCAGCGTTTCTATCTGAGATTTCTTTTCAGTAATTACAGCATCCGTTTTTTCTAAAGTTGCGTCTATGTACTCAACAATGGCAGTCTGCTCTTCTATGTTTGGAACTGGATATGGTAAATCAGCAAGCTTATTCCACCTAAGATCACATGAACGTACACGAATGCCTGTGGCCAATGCGACAAAAACATCGCTATAAGCCATGCTACGAAGGTAATACATGATATATCTCTTGTTTTGTTTCGTATCCATCACATTAAGAACTGGTGATGCCTTCCCTCTGGAATCAGATATACCGATAGCACCAGCAAAACCATCCATACCATGCACTACAAGATCACCTACATCAATACCCTGATAGCCAATTTCTTTATCAGACATCGTAAACCCATCCTCACGACGATTACTTCTTAAAGTAACTTCGCCATCCCTAAAGCAGGTAATAACACCATCATCTTCTTTAACTGGTTTCTGCAAATATTTGAGAAGATATTTTCCTCTAATAATGTCCCATGTGGCTGGAATCTCGCCAATCCACTGAATTCCACTGTCCTTCATCTCCGCGTCTGGATTTAGCCCCTTGGTTACGGCTTCCGTAATGACGGAACGTTTATATTGCTCTAAGGTGTCAATCTGCGTTTGAATATCCGCTATGAGAGCATCAATCTCAGAACACTTCGCATCAAGAAAATCAGCAATTTTCTTTTGTTCTTGTATTGGAGCTACTGGTATAAACAAACCTCCAAATTTATCAATTGGAATTCTCATTCGAATTGTATTGAGCTTTCCATTTCCTGATTCTTTTATAAGAATTCCATTCCCAAGTCCATACAAACTTCTTTGAAATACAGTTGATTGAAAAATGTAATTATAAAACCTCACATCCTCGCTCTTATCTATCGGACGAAGCATATAATATACTGGACTAACGCATCCAAAATAATTAGACAAACCAACTGAACCAGATAGGATATTCATGCTGTTCATTACAATATCCCCTGGATATGCTAATCGGTATGCACTTACATCCTCTTTCGGCTTATTTCCGCCTCCTTCTTTCTGATCATATGGAATTACACCTTGCTTAGCGGTCAACGACAAAATGTCTGTTGTTCGAACTGGATTATTTTTCTCAACACGTTCTTTAAGACAATATTTGATTTTTATCAGGTTCCAATTTGCTGGATACTCTCTCAGCCATTGAATCCCACTGTCTTTCATCTCTCGCATATCATCACCGCCTTACTCGAATAGATTTGACACGCGGTCAGAAACGGAAAGCTCCAAATCCATGAACTTCACTTCCAGTTCTTCGCTCGGTGTCGGCTGCTGATACTTGTAGAAATACCGTGTGAACGGGATTTCTGCACCGGTCTTTATGATCGGTTTCTTTTTGCCCATATCCTCTTCAAAGAATGCCTTAGCATCCGGGACATGCGGCAGTACTTCTCTTGCCATATAATCGTCGATGTTTTCTTCCCATTTCACCAATTCTGTATCTTTGGTTTCTTTATCATAGAGAATATTGCCTTTTTTATCTTTCTGAATTTCGGCATCCTTATCCATGACAGACAAACCATCTGCAATCTTATCAAGCAGCTTTTTATCTGCTGTTGCATTGGCAAGGGCCTTTATCAGCACCGGCATAAATGCTTTCGGTGAATCATAAACCTGCTCGGATACTGCCGCCTGCAGTGCCGAAATGATTGCTTCATAAACCGGCTGGTTATTCTGGTAATTTTCCAGCTTTTTCAAATCCTTCCCGGACAGTTCTTCCATATTCTCCAGTTCGACCACCTTAGCCTGGTCGTAAAGAGAAGAAAGAGAGCCCTTTGACAGCATTGCTTCAATTCTCGCTCCTGTGATGGCATAGCTTCTCTGGAGCGGCTGCATTACTGTGTACTCACGATAGATAAACTCCTCGTTCTTATAAATCTTGCAGTACTCGTTTTCAACAAAATCTGCATAGAGCTTCGTAATCTCAGTACGATTCTCCGGTGAGATTTCATTTTTCTTATCACCAAGAGCTTTACGTAATTTGTTATAAAACCCTGATGCATCGATCAGCTGAATCTTGCCTTTTCTCTCGCGTCTCTTATTCTTGGAAAGTACCCAGATGTATGTAGCGATACCTGTGTTGTAGAAAAGATCCGTAGGAAGTGCGATAATTGCTTCAATCAGATCGTTTTCCAACATCCAACGACGAATCTGGCTTTCACCGGAAGCAGTTCCACCAGAGAACAGGGGACTACCATTTTCAATAATCGCAGCGCGTCCAAAATTGTCGTCCATCTTATCTATAGCAGATTGTAAGAACAGCATCTGCATATCGCCAGAACCAGGAAGGCCCGCACCCCAGCGACCGTCGAAGCCCTTTGTGTATTCATCATTAACTGCCTGCTCCACACCTTCTGCTGCATCTTTACCTCCCCACGGTGTACCGAATGGTGGATTTTCGATGACGAAACGCATCTTGGTTCCCTTGAATCGGTCAGCTTTCATCGTGTCCTGATAGCAAATGTTTTCTGCGTTCTGGCCTTTAATCATCATCTCAGCCAAGCAGATCGCATATGATTCCGGATTGATTTCCTGTCCAAACAGACGCACATCCGCAGATGGATTATAGCGCTTGATGAAGTTGTAGCTGGTGGAAAGCATACCGCCGGTTCCACATGCCTGATCCAATACTGTAATGACCTTTCCATCGTCAAAGATATCGTCACAACCTTCTGCCAGCAGGATATTGACCATCAGCTTGATGATGTCTCTGCCGGTATAGTGATCACCGGCCTCAGCATTTTCTGAAAATCTTCTGATCAAATCTTCAAAGATGTATCCCATCTTTACATTATCGATTGTCACCGGATTCAAATCTAATTCTGAGAAAGCCTTCACCACACTGAGCAGACGATTGTTCTTGTCCATTTTATCAATCTGCTTATCAAAATCCAGGCTCTTAATAATGTCCTGAATATTTGCAGAAAAACCCTGAATATAGGATTTGAAGTTCGCTGCAAGATGGTCCGCATCATTTACCAGCTCTGCAAGATCAAACTCACTGGTGTTGTAGAACTGATATCCGGATACACGATACATCGCCTTTGCCGGATATGCCGGATTAGCCTTGAACTGGTCTACCACTTTCTGCTTTGTTGGTGCCAATGCACACTCAAATCTACGGATGATAACCATCGGAATGATGACATCCTTGTATTTGTCACTCTGGTAAGTACCGCGCAGCTTGTTTGCGATAGACCAGATAAAATTCACCTCTGTAGAAACGTCAACAGGGGAGTCGTCCCACATTGCGTCAATTGTCTGCTTTTCAGCCATTACTGTATCCTCCATTCATCGGGTTCTGATATCCCTGACTAAATTCATTTTAATTCTTATCGTGTCCCATAATCAGGACTCCGTATTCATCATCATTTTGTAATGCTGTTCCTGTTGCATTGCCTCAAAAATCATCTTGAACACTTCTTTTATCTGCTCTGCATCAAATCCCGTCTCTATAATGTTGAAGCCGTCCGCAATCAGTGCCGGGCTGCTGTCAATGTAAGAGAGAAGTGCTGACGCCAGTTCATGTTTCGTATAATCCGGCTTACTACCACTGTTATCTACGAATTTGTCTTTATTGTCGTCAAGGACAATCTTCTGTAAATCAGCTCCGGCATATCCGCAAATCTGAATGAAGTAGTATTCCAGAATGTGGTGCACAACATTCGTAAGAGTATTAACTGTTTTCAGTTCTTTATATTCATCCCACAGTGCCGCATAGGAATTCTGAATCGGATTATAATTTTCTTTATCTGTCGGTATTGTGTGGCTCTGTCTTACACACAGCTTAATATGCGAAATATTATCTGTTTTGCGTATGAGATAGAAAGATGTGCTTCTGTATTTATTTACCTGACGTGGCGTTATCTCATTATGGAAATAGACATTGTGAGTCAGAATAAAGATCTGTTTAATAAAGTTACCTTCAATCTTCTGATTCAAATAATCCGTGTTATTCAGACAGATTTCAACCATTTCGCGCACCAGTGCACTTACGATGAGAAGTGCACTGCTATCCATACTGGAAACCGGATCATCAATCACTACAATCTTATCCTTCACTTCCTTGTCACTGAAACTACCTCTTACAAGGTGATAAAAATATAAGAAAGCTATGAAATTACGCTCGCCCTCAGATAATTTCTCAGCAATCGTTCCGTCTGGGCGAATAACCTCGTATGTATTCTGCACATCTTTCTTTGCACGAAGATTAAACCCCTGGAATCCAGAAGTCTTTAATATTCTGTTGATGCCCTCAATCGTAGCCTCGGTATTAACAACCTGCTTATTCAAGTTGCTAATATCAGTTGTGATATTTCCATCCTTTGTTCTCAGATTATTCAGCTCTGTTTTAAGTACATTTAATTCCTTATCCGCATTAGCAAGCGTATCGTTGTATTCTTTTACAGCATCTTGAAGTACAAAAGCCAAATACTCCCACACTTCTTTGCTGCATTTTGATTGCTGATTCTTCTTATCACCTACCAGAGTATTGTGAGCCTCTATCTGATCATTCATCTGATCAATGATGCTGCCGATTTCCAGCAGTAAAGAATCTGTATCCTCAAGCGATGCTACCGTAGTCGGCTCTTTAACCTTGGCTTCAATTCTCTGTGTATTGATGGTAATCGCATCCTTGAAGTTCTTTACCTTTGCCTGATATTCATCTGTGTTCAGCCCTGGCAGAACATCATCAAGATTACTTTCAAAGGTGTGCACTAAACTGCTCATTTCAGATACATAAACTGACTGAAAATTACTGATTGCTGCAATATCCTCCTGATACTGAGCATCGAAACATTTAAGCAGATCATCCTCAAATGATACCGGTAATTTTTGCTGGCAGTATGGGCACTTGCCATCCGTTTGTCCGGCAAAATGCGTATGACCTTGTCTTACCCAGTCAGTTGCATTTAATTTCTTGATAAAGTTTGCAAAAGGCGTTTCACTGCTGCTAGCAACAACTTTCCCCATTAAATCAAATCCAGGCAGCGAAGCATAAGAAACTTTTCCAGCCTTAGTGAATTTGTCATACTGCTTGTCGTCACCGCCCCAGAGAGTCTTTACTCTTTCTTCAAGTGCGCTTCCATCATGATGAACCGGAGTAATCTTTAGAATTTCACCGGCAAACAGAGCTTTCGTCTTCTTGCCCTTTATAGCTGCATCGAATGTTGGTCTAAGTGTTTTGCTTTGATTCCAGCAGGCTTCCTGAAATACTCCTAAGGCACCTTCTTTTTCCTTTCTTTTTGATTCAGCTGCTTCGGACTTCTTTTTATACTCTTCCACAACCGCACTCTTATCAGCTTGAAGGGCCTCTATCTTTTTTTGCACTTCTATATTTGTTTCGCAAACGGTAAATACACCGGCAAGATTGCCATAGTTGGCGAAATTGGCATCAATAAATTCTGTATTGTATGTAAGCACATCATAGTCTGATGCTGACTTGCCATTTTTCCATTCTATTCCTGTATTATCACGAAGAGATCTGGCTATTGTGGATTTTCCCGCACCATTCTTTCCGTAGAAAAAGTTTACGAAAGTCGGCTCAATTACTTCTCCAGTAAAAGTCGCATCGTTTAAGGTTATTCTTTCAATTGCTGATTGCATCTTTGGCTTCATAGAATATTCCGCACCTCTTTTCTTTTACTCCTTGATTTTCCCTGTTCTAACCCACTCATCAACTTCGGAAATTTTAAACTTATATCTCTTACCTGCTTTGTAAAAAGGCAGCTTTCCTTCTTTTATCCATGTTCTGACGGTATCCTGGCTGAGACTCAGATGTACTGCTACATCCTCAAGGTTTACCCATTTTTCTATGTTCATTTCTTCGTATTCCTTGCTCATTTTTCTACCTCCATTCATTGCTGTCTGCGAGCTGTATTACATAGAGAAAACTTGAATTCCATTTTCTCTTAAAACTTCTACCATATTGATTCTTTTGATTGCCCAATGCATTCGATTAAGCTCATTAAAATTTGAATTTCCCTGCAGACCTAATTCAAATAAAAGCTCATTTAGTTTCTGCTGTGGAATCGAATTCAAAAACTGATAGTATATCTTTATTCCATTATCTTGAACTTTTATATCGGTGATAATTCCATAGTGAGCATAATGAGCTTCATCGGTCTTCCCATAACTATGGTTTTCAGTGGCTATGATTGTTGGAAACGTTTTTATTTCAGCTATAGCCTCCGGTGTCAGTGCAGCATACTGCTTTTTCAATTCGTCTGACGTACTCTCTGTGATAGCTCTCTCTTTATCAACCATCACATGATACGTTCCGTCGAGTACATCACCTGCAACTACTATCAAATTATAGAAATCGAGGTTTAGTGTTACTGATATCGCGTAACCTTGTTGCATCCCCGGCATAGGATTCGTGATCAGAATTGTAGGCCTATATTCGTTTTTTACATTATCTGCATGAGCAATAAGCGTATTATGATCACCCGGAAGGTTAATTTCCGTCGGGGTGTTATTTTGCTGAAGCACGGTAGGCTTATTTAACTGAGGCTTATTTTCCATCCTTCTTTCCTCCATAGTAATTATTTACCGTGTCAACATGGTTGTAGAAGCTATTGTTATTGCCGGTAACGTTAAAAGTGAAATTCATTTGCGGAGCTTCTTTTGTACCTTGTCTCTCTACATCCGACTGCTGTTCTTCATATGTCTGTTCCTGATCCGGCTCTACTATTTCAACAATTTCCGAATCTTTGAGTTCTGCTCCAATTTCTTCTGCATAGGTCAGTTTCACATCTTTTTTCCAATCCTCACCCATAGTTCCCTCGTATGTTCTGGGTGCTCTGTTTCTTGGCGGACACCAGAAATCAAAGGTTTCTTTTCCAATCGTTGCAGGATCAGTACGCATAACACAAAAGTGCAGAATTCCCAGCAAAAATGTCTGAAAGCAAAAGCTCTGGCTTTTGACAATATCTGCTTTCGACATGCCTGTGCCATCCTGTAAAGCGTAGAATATCTGGTTTGATTCTATTGAATCATCTTTATCTATCGTATCGATGAGGGCCTTGACCAGCCTCTCGTCTTTTTTTGTACTGTCTTTTACGTGAAGAAACTCATCGCAAAATTCAATCATTCGATTCAGCGCAACTTGATAATTATCTTTCACACATTTGTCAAACTCTGTCAAAGCAACTCTATTGCTAAACGGGAAATAAGTGCCGCCTTTATTCTTACAGCTCTTGTATTCCGACGTATTCCCTTTAATGGTTGTCATCATACTTTCTAGCGGCTCCCGAAAATCAGGCACCAAAACCTTAGATAATCCTATTAATACTTCTGGTTCAGACAGGCCATCCTTCTCTCCCGCGTAATGTTCTCTTACTCCGGCCCGTGGTTTTCTATCCTCAAGCAATAAGGTGAAGAACGTGCCGCCACAGAGTCTTATATTCTCTCTATTCGTCATTGATTGTCCCTCTTTTCCAAAACACCAACTCTACTAACTCTGCCAACTATGACACGTTAACTCAAGCAACTATTGGATGTCCTTGTGAGCAAATCACAGGGACTTTTTTATTTTGGTGCAAGATTTTCTCTGGTACGCAAATCAGATTAAACCCTAATAAACCTTAATAAAGTATATCACAATCCACACTTCTTTTCAATTGCACGCAACGTTTTGTGATGATAGGAAGATGAGAATTTCGTGATAGCCAAATGCCCCTGCGATTGCTCAACAAAGCCAATCACAGGAGGAAAATTTATGGCAAATCATGAAAATCATAACGCACCATTCATCTATCTTCGCTCTACAGGAGAGAAAATCTCTGTCACAAAGGAACAGCACAATTCATTTTATAAGGAAGCCGACCGCATTCGCCACAAGGAGCAGGACCACGGCAGGTGCATGTGCCCATATCGCTTCATATGGAGATGTGATGGCGACTGTCTTGACTGTGAGTACCACGCTGCCGGAGACATCTCCTCTCTGAATCAGCCACTACCTGATGGCAATGGTACCATCGGTGACTATGTACCTGACCGTAGCAAGGCTATGGAAGAAGTCATCACCGACCGTATGCTCCTGGAGCAGCTCTTTGCCAGACTTCGCGAGCTCGACCCAGAGGCTGATACCATCATTCAGTGCTGGCTTGATGATTACAAGATCTCAGATCGTGCAATCGCCGAGAAGCTCGGTCGTCCTCAGCGTACCTTCGCTGATCAGATGAAGAAGATCCGCACGGAGCTCCGTAAAATCCGTGGCTATTAATCCTACATATCATATGTAGCAATTCATCCCTCTTGGCATCCATCAACCGATGTCCGGAGGGATTTTATATTTTTTTAAATTTCTCCGCTCAAATCCGCCACTCATCTCCAGTGGAAGGTGTAAGGCACGAAACAACAAGCCTTAACCATCACAGAAACGGAGGTGAAGCACATGAAGAAGTCCTACTTCGATTCAGGCGGTAACGACACGGAGCTGATTGCAGTACTGAATGCAATCTCCCACGTATCCGCAAGAATGGCGAGAAACATGACAATCCTCGCACAGCAAAGACAATCAGAGAAAGGAGAACGTCGCTATGAGCAAAATGAGCGATATGGCTATGACCATCGAAGAGCTGCGCAGTGCAGCCGCTGCTATTAATGAAGCAGCCAACTGGTTAGCAGAACAGTTTGGTGGCACTGCTGACAGCGCGCCTGTCGAGAAGCCTGGTGCCAAGGAAGAAAAGAAACCGGAGCTGAAGCTTGAGGATGTACGAGCTGTCTTAGCAGAAAAGTCCCGTGCCGGGCATACCGCTGCTATCCGTACATTACTTCAGAAGTATGGTGCTTCCAAGCTATCTGCTGTTGATCCGAAGCACTATGACGCCTTGTTAAAGGATGCGGAGGTACTTGACGATGCCACCTAAAGGACATGCTATCTTATCCGCTTCCTCTTCGGACCGCTGGCTCCACTGCCCGCCTTCCGCAAGGCTCTGCGAGACATACGAGGATAAAGGCAGCGATTATGCTGCGGAAGGCACCGATGCTCACGCGCTTTGTGAGTACAAGCTAAAAAGGGCGCTGGGCATGGATGCCAGTGATCCGACGAAGAATCTCACCTGGTACAACGAGGAAATGGAGGACTGTGCCAATGGCTATGCTGCCTACATCCTTGAAATGGTAGAGGCCGCCAAGGAAAGCTGCGCTGATCCGAAGGTTCTGATTGAACAGCGTGTAGATTTCTCTCACTGGGTAGAACAGGGCTTCGGAACCGCCGACTGCATCATCATTGCAGATGGCACCTTGAGAATATGCGATTACAAGCACGGTCTTGGAGTCCTCGTGGATGCGACTGACAATCCTCAAATGAAGTGCTACGCGCTCGGTGCCCTGGAGCTCTTTGATGACATCTACGATATTGATAATGTCAGCATGACCATTTACCAGCCTAGACGTCAGAATATTTCCACCTTTGAGATTTCCAAGGATGCGCTGTACAGGTGGGCGGATGAAGTGCTGAAGCCGACCGCAGATCTTGCCTTTGCAGGAGATGGAAACTTCCTCTGTGGCGAATGGTGTGGTTTCTGCAAGGCCAAGCACGAATGCCGTGCCAGAGCAGAGGCCAATCTCACACTGGCTCAGTACGATTTCAATCTTCCACCTCTTTTAGAGGATTCGGAGATTGAATACATCCTCTCCCGTGCAGATGAATTAGTAGCCTGGGCATCCGACATCAAGGAATATGCTCTGCAGCAGGCCATCAGCGGTAAGGAATGGGCTGGCTGGAAGCTGGTCGAAGGTAGATCCAACCGCAAGTATTCCAATGAGGAGGCAGTCATCCAGGCAGTTACAGATGCCGGGTTTGATCCATATGAAAAGAAGCTCCTTGGTATCACTGCCATGCAGAAGCGTCTTGGCAAATCCAGATTCGATGAGCTGCTTACCGCCTATATTGAAAAGCCGCAAGGTAAACCGACGCTCGTGCCGGAGAGCGATAAACGTCCGGCAATGAACAATGCAAAAACTGATTTTATGGAGGAAAATTAAATGAACAAGAATGTAAAAATCAACAATCCTATGAAGGTAATCACTGGTCCTGACACTCGTTGGTCTTATGCCAACGTCTGGGAGCCGAAATCCATCAATGGAGGTACCCCGAAGTACAGCGTATCTCTGATTATTCCGAAGTCTGATACCAAGACCATCGCCAAGATTGAAGCTGCCATTGAGGCCGCTTACAAGGAGGGCGAGGCCAAGCTCAAAGGCAATGGCAAGTCTGTACCTGCCCTCTCTGTCATCAAGACTCCGCTTCGTGATGGCGACATGGAGCGTCCGGACGATCCGGCCTACGCCAATGCTTATTTCGTAAATGCCAATGCAACCTCTGCTCCTGGCATCGTGGATGCAGATCGCAATCCGATTCTTACTCGCTCCGAGGTTTACTCCGGTGTGTATGGTCGCGCCAGCATCAGCTTCTATGCATTCAACAGCTCCGGTAACAAGGGTATCGCCTGTGGACTTAACAATCTGCAGAAAATTCGTGACGGTGAGCCTCTTGGTGGTAAGGCAAGTGCTGAGTCTGATTTCGCATCTGATGAAGATGACGATTTCCTTAATTAATGGAGGTGGCAACTATGGAAATGTTACAGACTATTCTCGTTGTTGTTCTTCTTGCAATCTGGCTGTTGTTCAGTGTGGTATTCCTTATCACTGCGATCCAGAACCTCATCAATGACCACAAGCGTGAGATTCGCGAACAGGAAAGTGCTAAGCGTGATCTTGAATATCACGAAGCTCGCATGAAGGTTTACGAGAAGGCAAACTAATCTACTGAATAATAATCCAAGGAGGTGGTGGGAGCAATCTCACCACCTTTTTGGTAGAAAGGACAATCTATGAAAACCTTATCGATTGATATCGAGACCTACAGCGATGTGCCACTTCCGAAAACCGGCGTGTATCGATACTGCGAGTCTCCTGATTTTGAAATATTACTCTTTGGCTATAGTGTCGACTCCGGCCCTGTTCAGGTGGTGGACCTTGCCTGCGGCGAGAAGATACCGGAGAAGATTGTTGCCGCCCTGGAGGATGAGACCATCATCAAATGGGCCTTCAATGCTTCCTTCGAACGTGTCTGTCTTTCCAGGTTCCTAGGCTATCCAACTGGTGAATATCTTGATCCGGAAAGCTGGCGCTGCTCCATGATCTGGGCAGCAACCATGGGATTACCGCTTTCTCTGGAAGGCGTCGGTGCCGTGCTGGGACTTGAGAAGCAGAAGCTCACAGAAGGCAAGGACCTCATCAAATATTTCTGCCAGCCCTGCGTTGCTACAAAATCCAATGGTGGCAGGACGAGAAATCGCCCTTTTCATGCGCCAGAGAAATGGGAAGCCTTCAAGCGCTATAACATCCGTGATGTGGAAACCGAAATGGGCATCCAGCATAAGCTTCGCAAATTTCCTGTACCTGAATCGGTCTGGGATGAGTATCACATTGACCAGGAAATCAATGATCGTGGTGTTCGTTTGGATATGGAGCTTGTACAGCAGGCCATCGCAATGGATGCTCGCTCCCGTGAAGAGCTGACTGCCTCCATCAAGGACATCACGAAGCTGGAAAACCCGAACTCTGTGCTGCAGATGAAGCGGTGGCTCTCTGACAATGGTGTAGAAACCGACAGCCTTGATAAAAAAGCGATAGCCGAGCTCCTAAAGAATACTCCTGACAAGCTTGCCTCTGTTCTCATTCTTCGTCAGCAGCTTGCCAAATCCTCAGTACGTAAATATCAGGCAATGGAAAAGACGGTTTGTGCTGATGGCCGAGCCCGTGGCATGTTTCAGTTTTATGGAGCCAATCGTACCGGTCGCTTTTCCGGTCGAAACATTCAATTACAAAATCTCCCTCAGAATCATCTACCAGACCTTGCTGATGCTCGCGCATTGGTACGCTCCGGAGACTTTGATGCAGTCTCTCTTTTGTATGAAGATGTGCCGGATACCCTATCGCAGCTGATCCGAACTGCATTCATTCCACGTGAGGGCACACAGTTTCTGGTTGCAGACTTTTCCGCCATCGAAGCCCGCGTCATCGCCTGGTTTGCTGGGGAAGAATGGCGACAGAAGGTATTTGCTAAGGGTGGTGATATCTACTGTGCTTCTGCCAGCCAGATGTTCAAGGTCCCTGTGGAAAAACACGGCATCAATGGACATTTGCGTCAAAAGGGTAAAATCGCAGAGCTGGCGCTTGGCTATGGCGGCTCCGTCGGTGCGCTGAAGGCGATGGGTGCTATCGATATGGGGCTACCAGAGGATGAGCTTCCTACCCTTGTAGATGCCTGGCGTCAGTCAAACCCACACATCGTACAATTCTGGTGGGCTGTAGATCGTGCTGTCACAGAAGCTGTGAAATATAAGCACACGACTACCGAATACGGTCTTACCTTCTCCTGCCGCAGTGGCATGCTTTTTATCACGCTTCCTTCCGGCAGAAACCTGGCCTATGTGAAGCCGAAGCTCGGTACGAACAAGTTCGGCGGCACCTGCATCACCTATGAAGGTATCGGACCAACCAAGAAATGGGAACGTCTTGATTCCTACGGACCAAAGTTTGTGGAGAATATTGTCCAGGCCACCTCCCGTGATATTCTCCTCTATGCCATGAGGACCCTCCGCAACTGCTCCATCGTTATGCATATCCATGATGAAGTAGTCATCGAAGCGAATCCCCGCATGTCCTTGGATGCCATTTGTGAACAGATGGGCCGCACACCTCCCTGGGCGAAGGGACTTCTCCTTCGTGCAGATGGCTATGCTACCCCTTTTTACAAAAAAGATTAAAAAGATCCGCTCAACTCAGGCGTTCATCTCCAGTGGAAACTAGAGGTGGACGCTTTCTTAGCATCTGCCTGAATACAGAAGAATATCAGGAGGCTTAAAGCTATGTATGAAATCAAAGAAAACAGACGCAGATTGAAGGATGGCACAGAAATCTCTACCTACACCCGTGATGTTGTGAGCTGCAACATTCTCGAAGTGGAAGCTGGTACCACAGGCTATAGAGGTGGCGACACTGGCCACGGCGGGCGCACCTATTTTCGCATCAAGGATGCGGCCTGCACCGATATGGATATCCATGTTATAAGAGATCGCTTTGGTGATGCAGAAGGCTTCGAGGTCATGCTGGGCGGGGATTGTGAGCTTGAAACTATGATCCGAGCGCTAAAATTCATCACAAAGGTTCTGGAGGAAGAAACTCAGGAGGTGTACGACTGATGTTTACCATTTACAGTGCGGACGTTACCGGCAATCCCGGTAACTGCTCCTACCCTCATAAGCACATCATCCTGGAGGAAGATAGCCTGAAGGCCACCGTCAATCATGACTATGTGTGCGCAGAATATAAGAACAGCTATCGTAATGGCGACAACTTCATCGGCAGTGACTGTCTTCCAGTTGACTGTGATAATGATCATTCCGAGAATCCGGAAGACTGGATCACTCCAGAAGATGTCCTGCAGGCCTTTCCTGGTGTGACTTTCGCAGTCCATTACAGCCGCTTCAATAACAGAGTAAAAAACGGCAAGCCCGCAAGGCCCAAGTTTCACGTTCTCTTTCCGATTGATTATGTGACAGACGCTGCCTTTTACAGCAACATGAAAAAGCTAGTCAATTCCATCTTTCCCTATTTCGATACGAAGGCCCTGGATGCAGCTCGCTTCTTCTTTGGCACTGTTGCTGCAGATGTTGCTTTATATCCGGGACGCATGAATCTAACTGAATATCTCAATGAGGATATTTTCGATGAGGATATGCCGGAAGGTCAATATGATGGCGCAACGATTCCCGAAGGCAGTCGTAATGCAACCATGTCTCGTTTTGCCGGAAAGGTCATCAAGAAATATGGTGACGGTGACACGGCTTATCAGGCATTTCTGGAAGAAGCAGATAAATGCGATCCGCCACTGGATGCCGCTGAACTTGCCAACATCTGGCACAGTGCGCAGCGCTTTTACGCTCGTGTTCAGCAACAGGATGGCTATGTTGCACCGGAGCTCTACAACGATCCTTCCTGTTACAAACCGGAGGATTACTCCGATGTAGGACAGGCCGAGGTATTGGCGAAGTACTTTTCAAACGAGCTTCGCTATTCTCCTGCCACCCACTTTATCCGCTACTCTGACCACTACTGGCAGGAATCAGAGCCGGGTGCTCAGGCCGTGGCTCATGAGCTTACCCGCAGACAGCTGAAGGAAGCAAATCGAGATCTCATGGAAGCACTGGATAAGATGAAGAATTGCGGTGCACAAAATATCCTCGACAGCACATCAAAGGCCAAGGCAGAACAGCTTATGAACGATCAGCAGCTGGAAGTCTATCGAGAACTTTTGGCGGCCAAGGCTTATCAAGCATTTGCCATCAAGCGCCGTGATTCTAAGAATGTGACTTCTACTTTGAAGGAATCCCATCCGATGCTGGAGATTTCTCCTCGTGACCTGGACGCAGACTGCTTTGCGCTCTGTACCCCAGAGGCAACCTTTGATCTTCGTCAGGGTATGTCCGGAGCCAGGGAGCATTCGCCGGAGGACTTTATCACCAAGATTACCAGCGTTTCACCAAACCAGAAAGGCATGCAGATTTGGCTGGACAGCTTAAATCTCATCTTCCAGCACAATCAGGAGCTCATCGATTATGTACAGATGATCTGCGGCCTTGCTGCCATCGGTAAGGTTTACGTGGAGGCACTGATCATCGCCTATGGTGATGGCCGCAACGGTAAGTCTACCTTCTGGAATGCCATCTCTCGCGTGCTGGGCCTTTACTCCGGGAACATTTCTGCGGATACCCTGACCGTAGGTTGTCGCAGAAACATCAAACCGGAAATGGCCGAGGTCAAGGGTAAGCGACTTCTTATTGCTGCCGAGATGCAGGAAGGTGCAAGGCTTAATGACTCTACCGTCAAGCAGCTCTGCTCTACCGATGATGTCTTTGCTGAGAAGAAGTACAAGGATCCTTTTTCCTTCAAGCCCTGCCACACACTGGTGCTGTATACCAACCACCTGCCTCGCGTCAGTGCATCCGATGATGGTATCTGGAGGCGACTCATCGTTATTCCTTTTAATGCCAAGATCACCGGTAGCAGCGACATCAAGAATTACAGTGAGTATCTCTATGACAATGCTGGCGGCGCGATCCTCTCCTGGATCATCGAAGGCAGCAAGAAGGTTATCGATGCGGACTACCACATCCCGGTTCCGGCCTGCGTGCAGAATGCCATCGATGATTACCGTAGCCAGAATGACTGGTTCGGACATTTCTTAGAGGATAAGTGCATCATAGGTGATGAGTATAAAGAAAACTCCTCTAACCTATATCAGGCCTACCGCAATCACTGCATCGATTGCAATGAGTATGTACGCTCTACGGCGGACTTCTACTTTGCTATGGAAAATGCCGGATACGAGCGTGTCACCTTGAGTCGAAAGCGCTATTTTAAGGGACTACGCCTGCGGACTGAGGACGATTTTGATGAGGAATTTTTAGACTGATTGAACCTAACGACAAGGTGTATCAATGTCTCTGTATAAACTTTTCTATAGGCTATAAAAAATCATATATAGAAAAGTTATGTAAATACCATTGATACACCTTGCACATCAGAAAATTATTCACTGATTGGAGAATGACAATGTTAGAAAAACAGATAGAAAACAAGTTAACCCGGATGGTAAAGCAGCATGGAGGCATCGCTGTAAAATTCGTGTCTCCGAGCTTTGCGGGAATGCCGGACCGTCTCGTCTTATTACCTGATGGGATCATCGCCTTCGTAGAGCTGAAGGCTCCTGGGAAAAAACCTCGCCCGCTTCAGTTAGCCAGACACAAGCTGCTACGTTCACTTGGCTTTCAGGTCTATGTGATTGATGGTGTGGAACAGATTGGAGGGATGCTTCATGAACTTCTCACCCCATAATTATCAGGCCTATGCCATCGACTATATCGAAACGCATCCTATAGCTGCAGTTCTCCTCGATATGGGTCTTGGCAAGACGGTCATTTCCCTGACTGCCATCGCGGACCTGCTGTTTGACAGCTTCGAGGCACATCGTATCCTGGTGGTTGCTCCTTTAAGGGTCGCCCGTGATACCTGGCCTGCGGAAATTGCAAAATGGGAGCACCTGCAGCATCTGACCTACGCCGTCTGTGTGGGGACACCGAAGGAACGACTCATGGCGCTTTTGTCCGGAGCCGACATCACCATCATTAACCGTGAGAACCTTGGCTGGCTGATTGATTCCAGTGGCTTTGACTTTGATTACGATATGGTCATCATTGATGAGCTCTCTTCCTTCAAGAATCACAAGTCCAAGCGATTTCAATCTCTGATGAAGGTTAGACCTAAAGTAAAGCGAATCATCGGTCTTACCGGCACACCTTCTTCCAATGGTCTTATGGACCTGTGGGCCGAATTCAAGCTTCTGGATTTTGGAGAGCGTCTCGGTCGCTTCATCACCCACTACCGTAACAACTACTTTATCCCGGACAAGCGAAACGGCGAAATCATCTACTCCTACAAACCAATGCCTTATGCAGAGGATGCCATCTACCGGAGAATATCGGATATTACGATTTCCATGAAATCTACCGATCACCTGCAGATGCCAGAGTTAATCACATCGCAATACGAAGTGCAGCTGTCTGAGGAAGAAACTCAGCGATACGAGGAACTCAAGGCAGACTTTATATTGGAACTCCCGGAAGGAGAGATCACTGCTGCCAACGCGGCTTCTCTTACCGGTAAACTCTCCCAGCTGGCCAACGGTGCTATTTATGATGATGACGGTAATATCATCGAGTTCCATGATCGGAAGCTGGATGCCTTAGAGGATCTTATCGAAGCCGCCAATGGCAAACCGCTCCTGGTAGCTTACTGGTTCAAGCACGACCTGCAACGAATCAAGAAGCGCTTTGATGTCCGGGAGATAAAATCCAGCAAGGATATCACTGATTGGAACAATGGCGATATTCCTGTTGCTGTCATCCATCCTGCCTCTGCAGGTCACGGACTGAATCTTCAGGCTGGTGGATCAACACTTATCTGGTTCGGGCTGACCTGGTCTTTGGAGTTATATCAGCAGACCAACGCTCGTCTCTGGAGACAGGGCCAGACCTTCGGAACCGTGGTGATAGAACACATCATTACCAAAGGCACTATTGATGAACGCATCTTAAAGGCGCTGTCCCTAAAGGAAGTCACACAAAACGCATTAATTGATGCGGTAAAAGCAAATCTATGACAATCTACGACAACATAGGTCAATCCGAGGGAATTTCATTATTCGGAGGTACGCTATGAATGCAAAAGAATATTTATCCCAGGCCCGTAACCTGGATCAGCGCATTATCACAAAAACCCAGATGATTGACTCCCTAAACGATCTGGCTACCCGCTGCACCGCTACTTATTCGGATATGCCTAAGAGCCCAAACCGTGGTAACTCCCGTCTGGAGGAATGTGTCATGAAGATCATCGACCTGGAGGAACAGATTACAGAAGATATGGAAAAGCTGGTGAATTTGAAGAAAGAAATCACTCATGCAATCCAGTCCGTTTCCAATCCTGAATATCAGGATCTTCTGGCAAAGCGCTACATCTGCTGTGAATCCTGGGAAAAGATCGCCGTGGATATGAACTACGAGCTTCGCTACATCCACAAGCTCCACAGCCGGGCTCTGCAGGAAGTAAAAATTCCTGAGTCAAACGAAGATGGGCACGAAAAGACATAGAATGACACCATCAACTTCTGATAGTATTAGACTAGCAAAAAAGAAAATCACAGAAGCCTTGTAGGATCTACTTCCTGCAGGGCTTTTCTTATACCGCAAGGAGGTGAAACTGATGCCGAGAAAACCGAAGCGTCCCTGTTCTTATCCAGGCTGTCCTAATCTCACGGACGGTCGCTTCTGTGAGGAGCACGCCAAGGAGGAAGCCAGGCGCTACGAACATTATGATAGAGATCCCGCCACCAAGCGTCGCTACGGTCGTGCCTGGAAGCGAATCCGTGACAGCTATGCCGCTGCTCATCCGCTTTGTGAAGAGTGCCTTGCGAAGGGTGTTTATACACCAACCGAGGAGATTCATCACATGCTTCCGCTATCTCAGGGCGGAACCCATGACCGTGAGAACCTGAAAGCCTTGTGCAAGGCCTGCCATGCACGCATTCATGCAGAACGCGGTGACCGCTGGCACAACACATAAAGCGGATGCATTTTCTTTGTGCATCAGCTCCCCCAGGGGCGGTCTGAATCTCTACGGCGTAGCTGCCGTGGAACGGGCGTGGGGTCTCACGCACAAAAACGCGTTTTCAAACGGGGTAATAGGCCCCGGACAAGGAGGTGAGTCATTTTGGCTAAGGACGGAACTAACCGTGGCGGCGCTCGTATCGGTGCCGGAGCCAAGAAAAAGCCCTTAGCTGACAAAATCACTGAGGGTAATCCGGGCAAGCGAAAGCTGACTGTCATCGAGTTTGAAAATCAAGCTGCAGATTTAGAAGGTCAGGCGATGCCCAAGCCATCTAAGCTCTTATCCGCCACACAGAAAGACGGTAAGCCACTGGTGGCTGAAGAAGTATATAAGGCAACCTGGGAATGGCTGGCAGAGCGCAGGTGTGCGTCGCTTGTTTCACCCCAGCTTCTGGAACGCTATGCCATGAGTGTTGCCAGATGGATTCAGTGTGAGGAAGCAATCACAGACTACGGTTTTCTCGCCAAGCACCCTACAACGGGAAATGCCATGCAATCTCCCTACGTAGCCATGAGCCAGAATTTTATGAGCCAGACAAACCGTCTCTGGATGGAAATCTATCAAATCGTAAAAGAAAATTGCGCAACGGAGTACAAGGGCGAAACGCCTATGGATGATGCGATGGAACGCCTGCTCCGTGCAAGGAAAGGAAACTGATATGGATTATCGTGAATTTATGAATCTGCTGAAAAGCTATCGAAAGCAGCTGAGCTTTCAGCAGTTCAGCACACTTCGTGGTCAAGCTAAGGCCGGTGATATTGATGCCGCCTACAAGGGCCTACAGAAATTACTCAGGAGGAATGCGCCATGCTAATCGAAAAGAAAAATGTCGCTGAGCTACTTCCTGCTGATTACAATCCCCGTAAGGATTTAAGGCCCGGCGATCCCGAATATGAAAAGCTGAAACGCTCCATCGAGCAGTTCGGATATGTGGAACCCGTCATCTGGAATGCCACTACTGGTCGCGTGGTTGGCGGGCATCAGCGCTTAAAGGTTCTCCAGGACATGGGCATGACGGAGGTTGACTGCGTCGTTGTTGAGCTTGATGAGGAACACGAAAAGGCACTGAATGTTGCACTCAACAAAATCAGTGGTGAATGGGATAACGACAAATTAGCACTGTTAATCGCCGACCTGCAAGGTGCTGACTTCGATGTCTCTCTCACTGGTTTTGAACCTGCTGAGCTTGACGACCTGTTTAAGGAGGATGTGAAGGATGGCATCAAGGAAGATGATTTTGACATCGATGCTGAGCTTGCAAAGCCTACCATAACCAAGTCCGGTGATCTCTGGTGCCTTGGTCCGCATCGACTTTTTTGCGGCGACAGCACCAAACCGGAAAGCTATGAAATGCTAATGGCTGGCAAGAAGGCAAACCTGGTGGTCACGGATCCGCCTTACAATGTGAACTATGAAGGCTCCGCTGGTAAGATCCAGAATGACAATATGGATAATGACTCTTTCTATCAGTTCTTGCTGGATGCCTTCACCAATATGGAAGCAGTCATGGCCGATGACGCATCCATCTATGTGTTCCATGCAGATACAGAAGGCCTGAATTTTAGAAAAGCATTCTCTGATGCAGGCTTCTATCTTTCCGGCTGTTGTATCTGGAAGAAGCCCTCCCTGGTGCTGGGCCGCTCACCATATCAATGGCAGCATGAGCCTTGCCTCTTTGGCTGGAAGAAAAATGGCAAGCATCAATGGTACTCCGGTCGCAAGGAAACCACGATCTGGGAATTTGAAAAGCCTAAGAAAAATGCTGATCACCCAACCATGAAGCCGGTAGCATTGATTGCCTACCCGATCATGAATTCAAGTCTTACAAACTGCATCGTGCTTGATCCCTTCGGAGGCTCCGGCAGCACGCTGATTGCCTGCGAACAGACCGGCCGCATCTGCCACACAATTGAATTAGATGAGAAATATGCAGACGTCATCGTGAAGCGCTACATCGAGCAGGTAGGCACTTCCGATGGCGTTTCTGTTATCCGTGATGGTCTGACTTACCAATACGATGAAGTCGCTATCTCCGAAGAATCCATGCAGGCATAATACACACGATTTACTGCTATTTCCCGGCGGATCTTTGGTACATATATTCGCTCTGAATCGCTTGATAATATGTGCCTTCAGAGTGATATATGTACTACCAAAACAAAGGAGGATTCCACTATGGAGATCAGATTTAACGTAACAGGAAGCGCCAGAAAAGAGCTGGTAGGAATTATTTCACAGGTAACCGGATGCAAACAAGTTTATAAGGGAATGCCAAGCGCCGCCTACGAGGTTGCAGACATTACCATCAGCAAGGATGGCACCGTAAGCTACGACGAGCGAACAGAGAAAAGCACCATCAAGGCAATCCTTGAACAGACTGCTACTGCAGGTTTTACTGCAGAGTTAGATGAGGCACCGGCCACTGAAACACCAGAAGCACCCGTCACTGCAGAAGCAGACATTTCAGTGGCTGCAAAGGACACTGGCCTGGTGATTTCCTTCCCGGCTGACAAGGTTAACCTGGAAAATCTGCGAAAGCTTCTGGAGAGCAAGTCAGACCTCATCAAGAAGGCCCTGGAGGTCGAAGCCTTCCCGATTGAGGAACGCGACGATCAGGTCAGCTTCCCTTGGTGGCCTAGCATGCCGGACTTCGATGCCATCACCGCCTACACTGCTTTCCTTTCTGCCCTTTGCAAGATGAGTAAGGAACAGAAGCGTATCACAGCAAAGGCAAAGCCGATAGATAACGAAAAATACGCCTTCCGCTGCTTTCTTCTTCGCCTCGGCTTCATCGGAGACAAGTACAAGCAAAGCCGCAGGATCCTCTGCCGATATCTTTGCGGCAACAGCTCCTACGCAGGAGGTGAAGGCCATGTTATTCGCTAACAGCGCGCAGGTTGAACGCCTGCGCCTCCGCTATCCCATCGGAACCAGAGTGGAGCTTGTAGAGATGGACGATGCTCAGGCACCGCCCATCGGCACCCAGGGAACGGTAACCGGTGTGGATGATACCGGCAGCCTCCTGGTGGACTGGGATAATGGCTCCGGACTGAATGTAATCTATGGTATTGACCGAGTGAAGAAGCTGTAATATACACAGTTTTCTCCTCCATATAGCAGCCGATCTTTGGTACATATATCGTCCTTAATCCGCTTGCTATTATGTGCTTTCAGAGTGATATATGTACTACCAAAAGAAAACAAGGAGGCACACACCATGATGAACATTTTTGAAGAAGCTTACAGAGGAATCCAGGAAGCAAAAAAGGCTTACGCCACAGCAACTAACACGGCTGAGCAGGATGCAGCAAGAGCCATTTACAAGCAGGCAACCGCAAAAATTGGTGGCTTAAGCAGCACAGAGCAGCGCATCTGGAGCGCGTATGAAACCGCCAAGGACTACGGCAACGAGTACATCGACCTGAACGACACCATCAGCGATGACGCAGTCGAAGGCCTGGTAGCCTGCATGAAGAAATATGGCATTGAAGCCTTCACCTTCTCTTCCACCTGGAGCAGCGCAGTTGAAACCGCATGGCTTTTCCAGAAAGCCGGATGCACCTTGGCGGGCCTGATTGAGATCAACAGCCAGCACAAAGCCTTCATGAGCGATGAGTATGAAAAGGCACACGGATACCTTTTCAAGCTGAACTAAGGAGGGCAAAACCATGTGGGCAGAAGGAAGCATCAAGATTGAAAACAGCATTTTTCATTACTGGGTGAAGCATTATGAAGAACCGAGCGAGGACTACGGCATTGACGGCGGTAGGATTTCAAAGCTCATGCTGAAGAGAAACGGTGAGATCGCCTACAACTACGACAGAGGCCCGGATATCGAGCCGGTCGACGAAGAAACCGAAATGGCACTTGCCATTCTGATGAAGGAATACAACTAAGAACGTTCCCAAAGGACCACCCTCAAGGGTGTGTTCCTCGTTATACGATATTTATTGATGATGGTCGTGCCAATACGGTAACGACTTATTTTTATGCCCGGAGGTGAAGCATGTGCGTAAATTAAAGAAATATAAACCGACCAAATTCAAAGCAAAGGACTCTCATTATGATGTGGATGCTGCGGATTATGCTGTGAGCTTTATCGAATGCCTTTGCCACACCAAGGGCACCTGGGCCGGTAAGCCCTTCGAGCTGATTGACTGGCAGGAGCAGATCATCCGTGATCTCTTCGGCACACTGAAACCAAATGGATACCGCCAATTCAATACCGCCTATGTGGAAATTCCTAAAAAGATGGGGAAATCTGAACTTGCAGCTGCCGTGGCTCTGCTTCTTACCTGCGGTGATGGTGAGGAGCGTGCTGAGGTTTACGGCTGTGCCGCTGACCGTCAGCAGGCAACCATTGTTTTTGATGTTGCCGCAGATATGGTACGTATGTGTCCGGCGCTCAACAAGCGTGTGAAGATTCTTGCTTCTCAGAAGCGCATCATCTACACACCAACCAACAGCTTCTATCAGGTACTATCTGCAGAAGCCTACTCCAAACACGGCTTTAACATCCACGGTGTTGTCTTTGATGAGCTCCACACTCAGCCCAACCGAAAGCTCTTTGATGTTATGACCAAGGGCTCCGGAGATGCCAGGATGCAGCCACTGTATTTTCTCATCACCACTGCTGGAACAGACACCAATAGCATCTGTTATGAAACCCATCAGAAAGCCAAGGACATCCTGGAAGGCAGGAAGATTGATCCTACCTTCTATCCGGTGATTTATGGTGCAGACGAATCTGATGATTGGACGGATCCGAAGGTCTGGAAGAAAGCAAATCCCTCTCTTGGTATTACAGTCGGTATTGATAAGGTGAAGGCCGCCTGTGAGTCAGCCAAGCAAAATCCTGGAGAAGAGAACTCCTTCCGACAGCTTCGTTTAAATCAATGGGTGAAGCAGGCAGTCCGCTGGATGCCAATGGAGAAATGGGATGCCTGCTCCTTTGCAGTAAATCCAGATGAGCTAGAAGGACGTGTCTGCTATGGTGGGCTGGACCTCTCTTCCACTACGGATATCACCGCCTTTGTGCTGGTATTTCCGTCCCAGGATGAGGATGACAAATACGCCATTCTCCCATACTTCTGGGTACCGGAGGATACGCTTGAGCTCCGAGTTCGTCGTGATCACGTGCCATACGATGTCTGGGAGAGACAGGGCTTCCTGCAAACCACAGAGGGTAACGTCGTCCACTACGGCTACATCGAAAAATTCATCGAACGCCTGGGGGAAAAATACAACATCCGTGAGATTGCCTTCGACCGCTGGGGAGCTGTCCAGATGGTACAAAACCTGGAGGGCATGGGCTTTACCGTGGTTCCCTTCGGCCAGGGCTTTAAGGATATGAGCCCTCCTACCAAGGAGCTCATGAAGCTGACTCTGGAGGAACGTCTGGCACATGGTGGTCATCCGGTGCTTCGCTGGATGATGGATAACATCTACATCCGTACAGACCCCGCCGGAAATATTAAGGCCGACAAAGAAAAATCTACAGAAAAGATTGATGGTGCGATTGCCACCATCATGGGACTAGACCGCGCAATTCGCTGCGGCAATGACACCGGTGCTTCTGTCTACGATGACAGAGGCATTTTGTTTATCTAAAGGAAAAATGATGATCACACTACTATTGCTTGGGCTGATTGTGCTGCGTGAAGGCATCAATCAGGGAATTGGAGGTTTTGATGAATATACTTAGTGGACTTTTTAAATCCCGCGATAAGCCGACCAACAGCCTAAATGGCTCCGGCTATCGCTTCTTCTTTGGTGGCACCACCTCCGGCAAGGTCGTCAACGAACGATCTGCCATGCAGATGACTGCTGTATATGCCTGCGTAAGAATTCTATCGGAATCCATCGCATGCTTGCCGGTACATCTTTATCAATATAAGGAATCCGGCAGCAAGGAAAAGGCCCTCTCTCATCCACTGTATAAAATCCTGCATGATGAGCCCAACCCGGAAATGACCTCTTTTGTTTTTCGAGAAACGCTGATGACACACCTTTTACTGTATGGCAATGCCTATGCGCAGATTATTCGCAACGGTAAAGGTCAGATCATCGGGCTCTATCCGCTGATGCCTAACCGCATGACCGTGGATCGGGATGAGCACGGACACCTCTACTATCAATATCAGATGCAGGAGTCGGATGCCCAAACCATGAAAGCTGGAACTGTGACGCTCAGGCCATCCGATGTACTTCATGTACCAGGCCTCGGCTTTGATGGACTGGTTGGTTACTCGCCGATTGCCATGGCTAAGAATGCCATCGGCCTTTCCATCGCCACAGAAGAATACGGCGCTAAGTTTTTCGCAAATGGAGCTACTCCCGGAGGTCTGCTGGAATTTCCTGGCACCGTCAAGAATCCAGATGCCATCCGCGAAAGCTGGAACAAGGGTTTCTCCGGCAGCAATTCTCATAAGATTGCCATTTTAGAGGAAGGCATGCACTACACGCCAATCTCTATCAGCCCGAATGAAGCGCAGTTTCTTGAAACACGTAAATTTCAAATCGATGAAATCGCTCGAATCTTCAGAGTTCCTCCTCATATGGTAGGAGACCTGGAGAAGTCGAGCTTTTCTAATATTGAGCAGCAATCTCTGGAATATGTGAAGTACACCCTAGAGCCCTGGATTGTGCGATGGGAGCAGGCGCTAAACCGTGCCCTTCTATCAGATTCCGAGAAGGCTGCTTATTTTGTCAAGTTCAATGTAGACGGCCTGCTTCGCGGCGATTATCAAAGTCGTATGAACGGCTACGCTACAGCCCGTCAAAATGGCTGGATGTCTGCGAATGATATCCGTGAGCTTGAAAACCTGGACCGCATCCCAGCGGAGCTTGGTGGTGACTTATATCTCATCAACGGCAACATGACCAAGCTCGAAGATGCAGGAATATTTGCAGCCTCTTCTGCTGCTGGAAAGGAGAACGATTCCAATGAAGAAATTCTGGAACTGGAAAAATCAGACACAGACGAATCAGGAGACGCAGGAAACAGTGACAACAAGAACACTGTTCCTGAACGGAACCATCGCCGAGGAAAGCTGGTTTGATGACGATATCACACCGACCCTTTTTAAGGAGGAGCTCTTAAGTGGCTCTGGCGATATTACTGTCTGGATCAATTCACCCGGTGGCGACTGCGTGGCTGCTGCCCAGATCTATAACATGCTGATGGATTATAAAGGCAGCGTTACCGTCAAGATTGATGGTATTGCCGCTTCTGCTGCATCGGTCATTGCGATGGCCGGTACCAAAGTGATGGTGTCTCCGGTATCCATGCTGATGATCCATAACCCGGCCACGATGGCCTTCGGTGATTCAGCAGAGATGCAAAAGGCCATCGCCATGCTGGAGGAAGTCAAGGAATCCATCATCAATGCCTATGAGATTAAGACAGGTCTGAGTCGAGCAAAGATCTCTCATCTGATGGATTCCGAAACCTGGATGAATGCCAATATGGCCATTGAGCTTGGCTTTGCAGATGAAATTATGAAGCGAGATACGCAGGATGAAGCTGACATTGCACAGCCTGCTGCTTCTGCTTCCTTCTCTCGCGCAGCTGTCACCAATTCACTCATCGAGAAGCTGGCAGCCAAATGTCATATCCCGGCTAAGCCTGCTGAACCTGCTATTTCGGAGCGCTCTGTAGACAGCCTCATGGAGCGCTTAAATCTTATCAAACAACACATTTAATGGAGGTAATACTACTATGACGATTAATGAACTTCGCGAAAAGCGTAACAACGCATGGAATGCTGCTAAGGCATTTCTGGATTCTCATCGTACCGAAAAGGGTACCCTCACTGCCGAAGACGATGCAACCTATACCAGGATGGAACAGGATATCGCAGACCTTGGCAAGGAAATCGCTCGTCTGGAGCGCCAGGAGGCACTGGATGCCGAGCTTTCTAAGCCGGTAAATACTCCACTTACTTCTAAGCCTACCTCTACCGCTTCTTCTGACACAAAGACTGGACGTGCATCCGATGCCTATAAGGCCGGAATGCTCACTGCCCTTCGTTCCAACTTCAAGCAGATTTCTAACGTGCTGCAGGAAGGTGTGGACGCAGATGGCGGTTATCTGGTACCGGATGAGTATGACCATCGCCTGGTGGATGTCCTTACTGAGGAGAACATCCTGCGTAAGCTTGGTCACAAGATTACTACATCCGGTGAGCATAAGATCAACATCGCAGCAACTAAGCCTGCAGCTGCTTGGATCGAGGAGGGTGGCGCACTCAGCTTCGGTGATGCAACCTTCGACCAGATTTTGCTTGATGCCCATAAGCTGCATGTTGCCATTAAGGTAACCGAGGAGCTTCTTTACGACAATGCCTTTAATCTGGAGAGCTATATCATCGACATGTTCGGTAAGGCTCTTGCTAATGCTGAGGAGGATGCCTTCCTGAATGGTTCCGGTGTTGGGCAGCCTCTGGGACTTTTTGCTGCGACCGGTGGTGGAACGGCAGCTATTTCTACTGCTTCTCTTACCGCCGATGATGTGATTAAGCTTGTGTATGCATTGAAGCGTCCTTACCGTAAGAACGCAAAATTCATCATGAACGATCAGACCATCGCTTCTATCCGCCAGCTCAAGGACAACAATGGTGCCTATATGTGGCAGCCTTCTCTTGTGGCTGGTGAGCCGGATAAGCTCCTGGGCTATGATGTCTACACTTCTCCGTTCTGCCCTGCTGGAAAGATTGCCTTCGGTGATTACAGCTACTACAACATCGGAGATCGTGGTACTCGTTCCTTCAAGCAGCTCACAGAGCTCTTTGCTGGAAATGGCATGATCGGCTATGTTGCCAAGGAACGTGTGGATGGTAAGCTCATCCTTCCGGAGGCAGTGCAGATTCTTACCATCACCGGTAGTGCAAAAGCTGCCAAGGCCTAAGGTAGTCTGAATGAAAGGTGGCGTCATTTGTGATGAATGGCGCTGCCCTTACCATATCCTTAAGAATGGAGGCGATGAGAAATGCTCATTACACTGGAAGAAATGAAGAACTATCTGCGAGTGGATTTTGATGATGACGACGCTCTCATCGAAACTCTAATCACCGCTGCAACAAGGATCTGCATGGATATTCTCCGTACAGAGAATCTTGACGAGCTGTCTGCTTGTGAGAATGCCAAGGCTGCCATTTTTTATACCGCTGCATACCTGTACGAGCACCGAGAGGAGGCAGATCATCACGCACTGACGCTTACACTGCGCTCTCTGCTATTCGGTGCCAGAAAGGAGGTCTTCTGATGAACATTGAACTTTTAAATGTCCGCATCTTCATTACTAAAAATGAAGTAACTGTGGATGCCATCGGAAACCATAAAGCAAGCTGGGTACCCTACTACAGCTGCTATGCAACGGTAAGTGCTGAAGCAGGCAAGGAAGATACGGATGCTGGAATGATTGTAGACAATACGAAGGTCGATTTTACTATCCGGTGGTGCAAGAAGGCTGCCGCCTTAGATTCCACGCATTATCGTGTGGAGTTTAACGATACGCTTTATGACATCACAGCCATCGACCACATGAATTACAAGAAAAAATGCATCAAACTCTCCTGTCAGAAAGTGAGGCGCTAACGATGGCAACTGATCGGGTAAGCATTGGCCAGATGGCGGATGCGATTATGGAGGGGCTGGAGAAATATGCCAGCCTTGCAACAGATGACCTAAAAGCATCGGTCCGCAAGGCTGGTAAAACCGTCAAGGATGAGATTGCTGCAACGGCTCCCAAGGACACCGGAAAATACGCAAAGAGCTGGGCTGTGAAAACGCAAAAGGAAACCTCCAATTCTCTGGAGCTTGTGGTTCATTCTAAAAACCGCTATCAGCTGGCCCACCTTCTGGAATTTGGTCATGCGAAGCGAGGTGGTGGCCGTGTCGCCGCAAGGCCCCATATCGCACCAGCGGAAGAAAAGGCGATTGATACACTGGAGCGTGAAATTGAAAAGGCCCTGAAAGGATAACACATGGAGAAGTTAATCGAAATCATGAATAAAATAGGCCTTCCCTTTGCTTATGACCACTTTGCAGAGGGAGAAAGCCCGGATCCGCCGTTTATTTGTTATCTTACACCAAACAGTGACAACTTCGCGGCAGACGGACAGGTCTACTATAAGATCAATAAAATTCATATCGAACTGTATACCGACTGTAAGGACTTGTCGGCAGAACAGCGTATAGAAGCCGTGCTCAATCAGCAGGGCATTTTTTATGAAAAATCCGAGACTTGGATCGAATCAGAAAAGCTTTACGAAGTCCTGTATTCATTTGAAATGGAGGTAAATTAACGATGGCTGAAAAAGCAAATAAGGTGAAATTCAACCTGAAGAATACGCACTATGCACTCCTTACCATTGGCGAGAATGGCACACCCACCTTCGGAACGCCGGTTCCGATGCCGGGCTCCGTATCGATCTCACTGGATGCAAACGGCGAGCCAGAGAATTTTTACGCGGATGGCGGTGTGTATTACGTGATCAATAATAACTGCGGCTATGACGGAGATCTGGAGCTTGCATTGATTCCGGAGTCCTTCCGCACGGATGTACTGAAGGAAACATTAGATTCCAAGGGAGTGCTGATTGAAAACTCCGAGGTGGAGCTTTCAGCATTTGCGCTCCTGTTCGAGTTTGATGGCGACCAGAAGCACATCCGTCATGTGCTGTATAACTGCTCTGCTTCACGCCCGGGTATCGAGGGAAAGACGAACGAGGACTCGAAGGAAGTACAGACGGAGAAGCTTTCTCTGAAGGCGGTGCCGCTTACTAATGGTATGGTGAAGGCAAAGACCGGAAATACCACGGATGCTACCACCTATGCTGATTGGTACAAGGCGGTATATGTGCCTGTGGCAGAGAACGATGCCGCAACGCAGTCTGCAGCGAAGCCTGCAAAGTCAGTAAAGGAGTGATCGTATGGGTATGACAAAGATGATTGAGATTGACGGAAAGCAGGTGCCATTCAAGGCATCTGCCGCCATTCCGCGTATTTACCGCATCAAGTTCCACCGGGATATCTACAAGGATCTCGATGCGCTCGGAAAGGCAGTCGGAAACGGTGATGAGGATCCCTCTCACCTCGATATGTTCTCCCTTGAGATGTTCGAGAACATCGCCTACATCATGGCAAAACACGCAGATCCTTCCATCCCGGATAGCCCTGAGGAGTGGCTGGATGAATTCAGTACCTTCTCCATCTACCAGGTGCTTCCGAAGATTATCGAGCTGTGGGGCTTAAATGTCCAGACGGATGTGGAGTCTAAAAAAAACTTCACGCAACTGACCGCCCGATGACCACACCATTGTTTCTGCTTCGCTGCGTACAGCTCGGCATCTCCATCCGGGATCTTGACTTACTCACAATCGGAATGGTGAACGA